ACAGACATTACTGGAGACCAAAATACAACTGTGTCAGCCGCCGTCAAAGTTACACCATGCGATGCGGCTTGCGGTTGAATCAATAGCACTCGTGGATGCGCTATGGTTTGAAATGAATTAAATATGGCTGACCGTTTGCTTGCGCTGACGTCTCCAGAAATAATTTCATTGGTGATGTCGTTCTTCTCTAGATAATTTTTTACAAGATGCAGGGTGTGCTTGTATGGTACAAACACAATCACTTTATGGGGCGACTCATCAAGCACCTCATGCAACACTGACAATCTAGGCTGAACATCAAACTCAACCACGTTGCCGTCATCTGTGTACACAGCCCCGCCTGACAATTGAAGCAAGCGGCTCAGTGCGGCGGCGGCATTGACTGTGCTGATCGTCTCGCCAGCCGCTTGTATCTGCATCTCTTTTAAAAGTTCTCGGTAATACTTCATCGCTTGCGGCGTGAGCGGTACGAGGCGTGTCTGGTAAGTAACTTCTGGTAGATCAAGACACTGTGCCTTCTCGTATCTGATCGCAGGTTGAAGTGCTTTGAACACCGTGTCCTGTGCATTGGGCTTCGGAACCCACTTGAACTTGGTTACTTGGCGCATCACGGCGTCTTTCCAAGCCGTAGCGTAGCGTGGCACTCCGTTGGGATTTATGAGCTTGGCTAGGCCAAACGCATCCTCTGGTGACTGTGATGCAGGTGTGCCTGTCATCATCCAAAGGTACGTGTCCTTGGTCAGTATCCTAGCGAGGGTGCGCCAGCGCTTTGTCGATGTTGTCTTGTATGCGTTGGCCTCGTCAATGATAATTAAATCAAACTTGCCAGCGATTTCTTTCTCCATGACACCAACACCATCGTAGTTGATGATGACAAAGTCATAGAGTCCATTGATGATCTTTTTGCGCTTTGATGTTGTGCCGTGTGCAATGCCACATGTCCTGTGCATCGCTGTCTTGAACAAATCTGCTTGCCACGCGGACTGCATGATTGACAGAGGGCAAACGACTAACACACGTTTCACGATACCCTGATTCATTAAATAGTCAGCCGCCCATATAGCCGCAGATGTTTTACCTGTGCCAGCCTCATTGAAGCAGAACGCGCGCTTGTTCAGAGTCAAGAACCGTGAAGTATCTCTTTGATGATCGAATGGCTGAAACATTCCCGGCCACTCGTAGTCGCGCTCAATAGGCGATGGAACTTTTATGGTGGGTGGGGTGAGGTAGGTGAGACGTTGCATCTCATCAAGCCCCCAATGCACTACAACATCAGCGATGCCGCCTTTGTCTTCTAACACTTCGCTACGTTCGATGTAGCTTTTTATTGTCTGTGCAATGTCGGACGGACATTCAAAACGCACAGCTATGTTGTTCACGATTTCCACTTATTCCCCTTGACTGAATTCAAACTGCTTTACGTGCGGAGGTACGCTCCGCACGGTTGACCCTGTCACAGTGGAGGCTTACCAAAATAAGCATCTGTCGGTCAACTGACAATGGTTTTGACTATGCAATCAATCTAACGAGCCACTCATGCCTTACGCCCGATCAAGCTTCATTCACCTCTTCTCGACTCACAACGCTTGATGTATTGAATTATGGAGCCGATTTTTTATTTGTCAAGTTATTTTTTCAACTTTTTTTCACGCTTGCTGGTTTCCGATATAAGCGCCCCAGCAGAGTTGCGTTTGAATGAACGGTTTACAGACGCGCTCTGTACACGCACCCCGTCACCGTTTGAACCACCTCTTGACAGCGCCTTACGATGCGCAATGTCTTTACCTTCACGAGCATCAGCAGTGCCGTCACCATCTGCGTCTCTGCCCTTCTTGTCCATCGCACGACGCGCACGTTGACGCTCCATGCGGTTAGCCAATTCGCCACGGGCTTTCTGCTGTTGGTATTCTTTTTTGTATGGCCTAGGCTTGTTCACGTAGGGCATAGTGTTTCTCCTTCATGTGCTTGATTGCGTTGATGGTGAGCTTCACATCCGCAAGCGCCTGAATGCCAGCTTCGACTGCCTCGTCAAAGTCATTGTCCAGTAGCTTATTGTGCAGTTTTTTCAATGCTGTTTCAGCCATCATCGCGTGATAGGCGTAATCTATCAATACGTCGTCCTTCATTTATCTTTCCTTATGGAACTGGCATCGTTTTACGGGACACCATCCGCACAATGGTGTGGGGTTTTCTTGCCAGACACCGTTCTCATACGAGAGGCGTAGGCGCTCAAGGTGGGGGTAGAAGTCACCCCAAAGTTTTTCCTCATCCTCCCTGCGGTACTCAGAGGGGAAGAAGTGTTCGTGCATGACAAACAGAAGACCTGCCTTCACATGTACGATTTCAGGGTAGTGTGAAAAGACCATTAAGGCCATCAGCTGTAACTGTTTGGGGTCAGGGTATTTACTACTGCCTGTCTTGTAGTCCACGATGAACGCAGTGTCACCGTTCAAGACAACCAAGTCAGCAATGCCACGCACCCAGTAGTCATTCCACTTGGACGGCTTGCGGTCAAACCCCAGCGCCATGCGTAGTTCGGGATGCTTGATGCCATCCATTTCAATCAGGGGCTGGAGTTGTTTGGCAAATCGTTGGTAGTCAGGCGCGAGAGGCTTGCCCTCGCCCACATAATCCTCGACCGCCTTGTGTACCTCTGTCCCGTAGCGCATCTCTGCGGTGGGGAACTTGATATAGTTCTTCAGTACTTTGATTTCTTGATACTGCCGTGGGCAGTTTTGGTAATCTTTAAGACTGGAATAAGACCATTTGACTTCGTGTGCTTCCATGACTGATTTTCACTGTGTTTGGGAAGCCCAATCATATCGTTTTTCCTTGTAATGACCAACAGCATAATCCTTAATGATCTTGCCATTAGCCTCGTCGCCCACCAGCATAGGCTCGACCCACGAACGCTTTCCAGATTTATATGTTCTCCAGTGACCGCGCCTCCAATGCTGCCGAGGCGATGCGTGTGTACCGTGAGGTGTTGATGGCTCAGGTGGTTTTTTACCTGTGATTGAAATCAATCGGAATTCAATCAACGGAGTTTTGCCTTTGCGCAACTTCTTCTGATTTACTTCTACGTCTCTAGGCGTAGGTACAGATATGTAGGCATCGCCTGTGTGGTAAGTCATCATGTAGATTGCTCGCAATACATCACGCGCAATCTGCGCTACCGAATCTATATTTAACCAACCTACTTGCTCTGAATGCACATGCGGAAATACTTTTAGAGTACCGTTTGACGTCTGTGTAATCGCTAATCTTGTTGTGGCTATGTGTAGCTGAGAGGACTCGGCATCAACTGCAAGGAACGAATGAACGAGGATACCGTCGCCATCTTGAGTAGCTATGTGAAAAGCAAATCTATTGACGCTACTATGTTCGTTGTTTTCGCCGTTAACAGTAACGTATGTTTTTCCTAATACTGTGCGTTCTTCTTCAAGCTGACCTGTCACCACGCATATCTTGGGGAAGGGTAAATTTATTCTGCCTTCTTCTACAAATACATCAGTCCAGTCCCCTGTACCATGATAAAAATCTGACGGCTGAAAATTACGTTCAATAATTATCTTAGGAAACTTTAAGAACGCCTGAACAACTTCTTCACCTGCGCCTTCTGAGCATATAACATTTTTATCTTTTATTACTGTTGATATTCTTCCAAGCACATACCTCATACCCAGCACTATCTTTGGGTCAGACTTAAAAGCTTCTCGTATTGATGGATAGGTTTTGTTTTCAGCAATCCTACCGAACGAAATTATTTTCAGCGTTTTATCAGGAATCGTTTGTGTCATCAGCAGTCTCCATAGGTTGCACCGACTTTTGTTTCACATGCCACTGGCAAGCCTGTCGCCCAGTCGGGTGGGGTAGACATTACTTGGTTGATGTACGCTATCGCTTCGGGTACATCGTCTTCTTGCACGACAACAACTGCCGCATCATGCACCGTTAAAGCGATACGATATCTCTCGGATATGGCGAGCATCTGTTTACCTACAACGATTCGCGCCAAGGCTTGCACCACGTTCTCTGTGATACTACCGCCCCAAGTTGAGACTTCACCCCTGCGTGAATCGTAAACAATCTGCGACTTGCCATCCTTGTCCATGCGCCTCAAGTTGGGGTAGCGTATGCGCAGACCATTTGGTAGGATGACGCCCTCGTTGTCATAGAACAAACAACCGTGTTCACCAAGCTGTATTGGTTTCTTGATGTTGCCATTCATCATGGTGTCAAGCATCCTGTCAGCGTCGCCCCATAGTTCAGGTATCTTGTAATTCTTTTCCCGATAAATACCCACGATGGTCTTGCATTCTGCTTCGGGGAGCTTCACGCTTACTGGTTGAGCCGTAGCCAATGTGTGTTGTAGTTTGGGTGCGCCTGTACCAAAACCTAATCCCAAGATACATGTTTTGCCCACGAACCGTTCTACCTCATCAGCTTTGGTAATCGTCCTGTTGTAGACCGATGATGAAAATATAGAGTAGACATCTTCACCGTCAGCAAACTGCTTGACGACGTCCTCTTGCCCTGCCAACCACGCAAGTATCCGCGCCTCAATCTGCGACGAGTCAGAGTTAATCACCATGTAGCCCTCTGGTGGCACGATGGCTTTCTTCAAAGCTTTCTTCTTCGCATCCCTGCTCGGCAAGTTCTGGAAGTTCACTTTGTCCGTGCCTGACCAACGCCCAGTGTGTGCGCCGTAATACTTCAGCGGGATGGGTAGCCTACCCTTATTGCGTAGCCCTATGCCCATGAACCGCTCAAGTCGCTTTGTTTCAAGCGTTGACTTCGTCCCCAAGCGCACAGCGCACAAGTGTTGAATAAAAGTATCTTCGCTCTCAGTCAGTGCGATAAACCCTTCATCCTTCTTGGCAAGTGCTGGCACTTCCTTCTTCTGTTTCTCGCTCATCTTCATCGGCACAGGCACACCAAGCTTCTCCAACACCTTGGCAAACTTGGCGTTACTTGACAGCTTCTCACGCACCTCTTCCTCTGTGGCGCATTCAAGGTCAGTCATCAGTGACGCAAGCAACTCAGACTTCTCTTTTGCCAAGTCATCAAATCGCTCTTTCAGGGTATCCTGATTCACATACAACATCGGGTCGGTGAACATGCGCAACGTCATGTCTATTAACTTCAACTCGTCAGGGTCAAAGCTCGGCATCATCAGTAAGAATAGTTTGTATGTCAGGCGTACATCATTCATACAGTACTCACCGTACAACGCCAACTCTTCTTCTGTAAAGTCTAAGCGTGTCTTGTTGATTGCTTTGACAACCTCATCGCCCTTCTCCCCAATCTCATAGCGTTTCGCAAGGGCGGCAAGTGACCCCCCTGCGTCCACGCCATGTAATGCTCTCGCCATTGACAATGTATCCAACAATGCCATCGGCTTGATGTTGAAAATCCAACTGAGGATAGCGCCATCGAACAGCGTGTTGTGCGCTAAGACAGCACTACCCTTCCAGTCGAACTGCTTCAAGAACTTACGTAGCTGTTCATGTGTCCCTGAAAACCAAACTGGCTCTCCAGCATCCACCTGAACACTTACACCTATGACCTCAAACCTTGGGTCTCGCACGTACTCTTCAGTCGTCTGCTTTTTGAACCCAAGGTCTGTGTCGGTGTAATACGTTTCAAAGTCAAGAGTTATTAGGGACATTGTTTGTTATTTCTCTTCGTAGATACCAAATTGCTATGGCTAGGTCTTGTGCTTTGCTTCCCTTGTGGTCGGCTCGTGTGATGAACTTTATGGCTTTACCTAGGTTGTAGTTCAATCCCTTGGCTTCGATAAAGTCAATCGTCTCTAACCCGCCCACTTTGTAATGCGACGGCTCATTCACTGGGTCGTGTGGTTTGTCGATGTCAACACCAAAATGTTTCTCCACAATTGTAGGTTTAACAATCGGTGTTATCGCAGTCTTCGGTGTCAGAGTGTTTGCCATCTTGCGTATCTTATGACGCATCACATACACATACTGCTTAGAGATATTAAATTTTGTTGCAATAGTTTCTGTGGTTGCGTTTGGATGGTATGTCATGTACGACAAAACCTTTTTTGATTTCACTGTGTCACGTTGTTTTTTGGCTGTAGCCATTTCTCTCTCCTTGGTTGATTAAAACAATGATTCCTCTGAGTGCTTAAGCACTTCTTGCTTTTGTAACTTTTCTAGCGAACGCCCATCTACTCTATGGAACGGCCACCATTTAAGCAACTGCTCTTGGTTCAAGATTTTTGGTTCTGAACATTGATTCTTTTTTTCTGACTTTCGATTAAATAATTCCTTAGCCATACAGCTCCTCCTAGTTTTCGCCATTCTTTGAACAGCTCTTGTGTTAACCGCGCCCCAACAATCTTTGGATTGGTCGTCAGTTCAGTCTTGGGTCTTGGCATTGGTGTTGTTCCCCTGCGGTTCTTGTTAAGAAAATTAAATTGCAGCTAGTGCATCTGTACACCAACCCCTGCTCAACGATTGTCTTGCGGTCACCATGTGAGCCGCGCACTTTACCAAAGAATGTTCTGATTGCTTCAAGCATGTCTACTCCAATCTGTGTATCCAAGAATCTTCATCATCGCTGTTTCATGTATGGCATCCCACCAAAACCTAACGCCTCCTTCTGTTACAACGAATCGCCATAACGTGCCGTAGTCATCGGTCGTGTACCAAACATCGCGTGTCGTTAGTCTGCCGTTGATGTTGTGTACTTCAAGCATTTTGTTGTTCCTTCCATCGTTTACACATTCTCTTCACGTTTTCACTTTGCTTCTGCCCGCGCTTGCGTTCGCATACGCCACTGATTGATTTCATCTTTGCTTTTTGTTTCAGCGTCAGCGGTGCGGGTGGCGGTGGCGGGTCAGGGAATAAACCATTGAATCCCACTGTGGTCAACACAGCACTGAGAATGAGTCGGTCAAGCATAGTCTCCCTCCTCCGTATGTTCAGTCAGTCGTGCCGTTAACCGAGCAATGCGCTTCTCGTTGTATTGGATAGCCGCATACGCATACTCAGCCGCAGTCTCAGCTTCCAGCTTGCGTAGGTGTGCTTCATGCAACTCTTTGGCAATGACTTCATGTATGGTTCTTGCTCGCATTACATCTTTGATGTATTTGATTGTTGACTCTCTGAAACTCATACCTCTCTCGCTTTCATCATTGCGTCTGCCGTCTTGTATGCGGCGAATGCAGTGTCCTTAATGTCCATGTCTTGCCGCCAATCAGGGTCTGATAGCAATGCTTGCATAGCCTTTGCCGCAAAGTAGTCCCGCATCGTGATACCTGAGTCGTCCCGCAAATGCGGGTTTGGAAATGCTTGTGGGTTGTTCATTTCTTCATCCCCCTGATGTAAATTGCAAACGAACTGATGGTGTCTTGCCCGAAACCTGTCAGCTTCTCGACGTGCTGTGCCACTTCTTCGATGACCTGATTGCGTTTCCAAATTGGATACTGTGCATCAAAGGCATCCTCCGCATCCTTTAACGATGCCTTTACAGATTCCTTCCTCTGCTTTGCCATGCGTTCCAATTCGTTGAACGCTTCGTCTTCGTCAGGTGTTGTTGGTTCAATCATCTCGCCCTCCGTTTTGCATATAGAAAATTGCCGCAATGAACACAGCGCCCACAACCACAACCATGAACGCGCCAAAGCCCATCAAAATTACAGTCACAAGTACATCCCACATGTCAGCCCCCTGATACC